ATGTTGGTGCCGATGGTGTGTGTGTAACAAAAGCCATAATTTTATGCCCCCATTCCCAATCTTCTCATTAATAATGTCATCAATGTCTGACCTATTCCACCGCCTAGACCAGCACCAAAACTTGGCTGAGCATCTGGAATATTGTAACCAAATGTTGGAGTACCTAACCCTAGCGAACTCCACTTAAAGGCTTCTTGACCTGGAGCTCCAGCATATGGTAGAGCTTGTTGCATACCCTGCATTTGAAGCCCTGAACGCATAGCGCCAAGTCTCTCTGATAAATTAGCCCCCGCAGCTCCCATTTGTTGGCCAAATGCTGACGAGCTTTGAGAACCAGCTCCCATGCCTGCAAATCTTTCAGCTATTCCAGGTACAATTTGCTCGTTGAATTCACTCATCATTGGAGCTTTAAACTTTTCATATGCCTCAGGCGTATCGGATAAAAGATTTGAAAGGTACTCACTGCCTTGTTGATAAAGAGGTTGGTTTTCTAACCGATAATCACCTCTTCTATAATTGCTTAAAATATTTTTAAGCATTTTATTTTGAGTTCCTGAAAGAGTACTCAGTTTCTCAGCTTCTGGTTGTTTTCCACCGAATAAATCCTTTCTATGCTTATAAAGATAACCACCACCAATACCGCCTAATAGGTAAGGTAAAATACTTTTTAGAGACATACAATCACCATCATTTTTCTTTGATGGTAACAGTAAAGCTTTTTTTTGATTAGAATAAAGATTAATTCTTTAGATATTCTAGTACAACTATAGCTGATGTAATATTTGGAGCACCTGCTCCATTGACAATTACAATATTTGTTGCAGTAACACGAATTGATATCTGTTGATTTAAGGTAGTTGAAACATAGGGAATAGGTCTATAATCTGGGGTAGCAGTAACACATGTTCCATAAATCTTAGTATAAGACGTAACATTTGTTAAGCCATGTGCTGTATTTAAGGTAGCACCAGCAGCAATAGCACCTATTGAAAAGACTTTTCTAAATGTAGTTCGTTTTTTTTGAGGATCTGTGCCAAAAAAGAACTGTTGACCAGTAATAATCTCATTCAAATCATAAAGAGCAATTTCACGTACGTTTGTTGCATTTGCGATATTAGTGTACATGTTTGTTAATACTGTTCGTAATTCAGTTTCATCGTCTGGAAATACTTTCGTGTTTATCAAATAAGCTTGTAGAGTATTACTTGGTGCATACGTCATTGAATAAGCCTTGCATTTTTAGATAAATATAACACAAGAGCATGCATTACAAATTCAGATCCGCTAATATCTTCATCTTGCATTTGTACATCTGACATTTTCAGCTGAATCTGAAAGTTTTGGCAAATCGTTTGTACATAATATCGATGCCATATTTTCTCTTGATTTGCTTGGTATGGAATTATGTCTGTGTTTTCAGGACGTGTTAACAAAATTCCTGTTCCTAAAATACCAGATGCAGGATTGCCAGCAACGTCAATGTTTGCATAAAGATCTGTAACTGAAGTAGATGTGTCTTCGTCAATTGTCATTATGTTTACAAGTTCACCATCATCAGTTTTATCAAAAAGGAAATCTAAATATGCTAATCGAGCTTGACCACCAGATTCATAAAAAGGTGCGAATCTTTTTGTTACTATGTTGAAGTTGTTGATAGTTTGAACCTTGCCAAGACCTAAATATGTAGCCCCTACAGCAACAATAACAGGATCAAATGTACCGGTTGTTGTGTTATATTCTTGTAAAGTTATGGTGTTAACATCTACGTAAATTACTCTGTACACATTATCATTAAGAATTGTTAATGGGTTCGCTCCAGTAGAAATGACACCAGTAATTTTAATGAACATACCAGAGCGTAAATTATGGTTTGGTATCGTCACTTGAAGTGGATTTGTAGCATGTGTAGTAAACGCTGTAATTGTTAAAGATGGATCGTTTGCTATTTTTCGATTCAAAATCTCTACATAACCGTGCTGATTTCCTCCGATAGTATCGGGATATTGAGATTGGCTGGTGCCTGTATCCCATCTAAAAGTACCGCCTCTCCATCGAGTTGTTGTAAAATCACCCCAGGTTAAATCAGAAGTTTTTTGGTTGTATCCAAAACAAGTAAATGCATCGTTAAAAACTGAATAAGAATCATTTCGATAATTATAAACTAATACCTTGTCAGGATATTGAGCATCATATTCCTGAGTGGGATAACACCAATAGGCTAATTCATTTGGAAAGTCTCTTATTCCATGAACTCTTCGTGGTCCTTCATAATCATTATTTACATTTTGGATATATTGTGGAATTTGCTCGTCAATTCTGCTTACATTTACAGAATCGTCTGAAGTTATGCCATAGTTTCCAAAAGCTAAAACACCTTTATCAAAAGAAACAAGGCTAAAGGTAGACTCTGCTCCTAACTCTGTATTAATCTTTTCGAATACAAAAGGAAGTTGTTCGTTTCCTGTATAAATGACTTTCCATGATGACCGTTCAAACTTGACTAAAAGAGTGTCTTTGATAAATCCAACTGAAACTATTTGTTGTGCTGTAGGAGCATCTACATAACCACCATAACCAATTCTATCGTCTGCCCATGCGCCAATAGTTGTCCAACCAAATGGAGCAGCACCTGCAATTGCTCCGACAGTTGTAGGAGTACCATTTTGCGACCATCTCATCCTAGAAGGATATTGAATAGAACCTGCTGCTGTTGTACCTTCATATGTATTAAATGCTAATAATCTTCCTTTATAAGGAATTATACATCTAGCATTGTATAATCGAATTGGTGTAGCAGTTGCATTTGGTCTTAAAATTGGCGTAAAGTTTGTCCAGGCTGCATTATTCCAATATCTAATTGGGTTTGGTGTTGCGCCTTGATTAAAATTTGTTACCCATAACAACTTTACATTAGCAGCTGTTTGCCAATAATTGGTTGTCCAAAAAAAGTCAGAATCTGTTCCGTTCCATGTTGCCGTTCCTACTCTTGAAAACTGACCACCTGTATATTTATATGCATATTTTGTATCGAAAGCATATGTTTCTTCAACGTTTACCGTATTATTTTCATATGTAGGAAGACCCATACAAGGAAGCATTGGATAATAAGAAAAAGTAACAGAACAAGCAACGCCAGCACCTACAGTGTGTGTTAATGTTATATCCCAGGTTTGATAATTAATAGTTCCTGAGTTACCTGGAGTTGCACTCACTAATGTTCCATCTCCAGCATCTGTCCATGTTACAGCGCCGGCAGTTATTGTTACAGAACTAGCTTGAATCTCAGCGTTATCTTCTCCTGTAAGAGCCATAACCGTATAGATATTAACAGACCATGGAGATGCTCCGGTATTCCCTAAGGATTGGCCTGTCACAGTTCTTCGCAAACGACCTAAAAGATCATATCCCTTTTTTCTTTTTATTCTTCCACGAAAAACATATGCATCTTCAAGTTTAGCGAATGCTTTTTCTGGAATAAGAAAGGGCTCATGATATGTTTGTATACCGGAGTTTTCTTCAAAGCTGGAAATATAAAATGGTTGATAACTCATTAGGCTTTTCCTATGGCCATCCAATAAACATTATGAGAATTACTAGATGTATTAACAATTCTAAAAGTTGTTGTTGTAGGAACTGATGTTGTGCTTACAAAAGCAGGAGTAGCATTAGCACTGTCGCTTCTAGCAGATGTTGTAGAAATTGAGTATGGAGCAGCTGAAAAAGCAGTTGGAAAAGTAACATTATTTGCAGCTCCGCCTCCTGACGCTGCGTTTTTCACTCCCCATTGAAGCAAAAGTCCACCAGGAAGAAACGTAAATCCATTAGCGGCTGCCGATGGCGTATGATTTGTTGTCATTTGAATTTCATTGCCACTACTTTTTCTTCTCCAATAAAGATTTGGAGAACCTCCTGCGGCTTTTGTATATAGAGCCCCTTCTGTTGCAGCTGTTGCAGGCCCGGTTGTTCTTTGGGGAAAAACACAAGCATTATGCTTTCCTTTTCCTGTTGCTGTTAATCCAACATGGTTCTCAGAAAATGCTGTATTTAAAACAGTAAAATTGTTTTTTATCTGTCCTTGGGAAACAGAGAGTAAATCTGCTGCATTTGGAATACCAGGTGTATAGGTCATAAATCCTCTCTATTAAAAGCCAAAATAATTATTGCAGGGATAATAACCATATCCCATTTGTTGCGTGTATATTGTTGCTGTTCTATCAGACGCTTGCTGAACAACTGATCTACGTAAAACTAGTCTCATTTGTTCATCAAGTAATGGTCTGTATTTTGATGCATTCTCAAAGTCAGCGTTGTCTGTAAAAATCTTATCAGCAGCTCCATAGGCTAAAGCTTGCCACCATTCTTTTAACTGAGGACTTTGATCGGCTGCTAAAAGTTCTGTTGGATATTTATATGCATCAATGCTCACTGTATATGCTTTATCAGGAATAGGCCAAAAATGAAATTGATCTTGATAAAAAAGCGCTCTTTGAGGTCTTGACGCTACATATGGTAGATAATGAGCATTTATAGATGCTCCGGTATCTATATTTGATGCAAATGTAAGAGACACTTCACCTGTTAAATAATTAATACTTCCTCTTGTGGAAGCTGCAACAGTAGAAGTGTCTGATGGATCATAAAAGTTTCCAAGACCATCATCGATTAATACTACAGAAGGCAATACGCCACCAACGGCAGTATCACTCGATCCAGATATCATAACACGCCAATTCAACTGTCTAGCCGGTATATCAGTAGATCCAACAACAGATGTTGAATAAGCTCCAGGAGGATTGGGCTTATAGCCTTGGGCTATCGGCGTGTTTGATAATGTAAATGTATATGGTCCAGGACCTCCGTCACCTGTAGCAACATCATTTTCTTGGTACATAATGTTCGTGTTAAAAATAGAGAACTCACTTCTATTTTGAGACATATAACATTGATAACCATCAATGAAAATAGGCGGGACATTTGTAAGAAAATATTCAACAGGAAAATCGTAAACAGGAAGATTGGCAGACGTAACAAATTGATAGTTAACCTTTAATGGTTCTAATCTAAGATGTTCTGGAAAATCGTAAAGATAAAACGTGTTAATGTAATCGTTTATTTGATCATCTGTGATTTGAGAAACAGAAGGTCGTCCTGTAATTCTT